TGCGAGGCGCAGACGTTCGATGACTTCCAGCTCGAAGTGACCGAGCCGAAGCTGCAGCCGGTGGGCAGCAAGGAAACCGGCGGCCCGCGCGATGCCCCTGCCCGGCCGCGTGACCCGGCGCGGGTGTGAGGCCGAACACCGGAGTTCAGCGGCCCGCGTAGCTGGTCGCGCTGCAACGCAGAGTTGGGGCGCTAGTTGGAAACAAGGAAACCTATGACCGCAAGAATTGGAGTTTCACCGCTGACGGGACGCGTGTTCCGTGGCCGTGTGAACAAGGACGGAAATTCTTTCGTTGGCGAGAAGCAGGACATCACAAGCGACGTACTGCGGGCCGTGATTGAGAAGGCTGAGTTTCACGGCGGAACATTCGAGATTCAAGGCGGAGGCGAGAAGTACACCGTGACTGTGAAAAAAGAATCACCGCAGTGAATGAGCGCCCCAACGATTGAGCTAAGCCGCCGACTTAGGTCGGCTTGATTGACCAGTTCGGCCCGGTGCCGAAGCGAAAGGATAGTGATGAACATGAGCGCCATCGACATGAGCGGAATTGAGGTTTCGCCACCACCTACATTTGGCCCCATTACTTATTCGCCCCTTGTGCTTCAGCACAACAAGCCGGGCCGCGAATGGACTCTCGACTTCTGCAAAGTCCCGGAGTACAAAGTTACTTTGCGCGGGGTTGATCCAACCCGTGACGAAATGGTCGAAGTGCTTTCAAATATGTTATGGATGCCCATTGCGATGGTGGACATATGCATGGCGGCGGCGGCTTCTGCGCGGCGCGTGGAGTAAGAGGCCGAATGCTTGATCTAAGCAGGAGCCGAAGGCAATCCGCTTCAGCAATTTTTGTTCGGCTGCGCCCGAAGCGAGAAAGACCATGCTCGCCGATACGGTATTACGGAAATCACTGGCATGCTGCGCGTTGTTGTATTACATTAACTCCACTGCAGCACGAAGCGCAGCAACCCACCGGAGAGCAAGATGACCAAGACCGAAGCCCTGCAAGCCCTGCACCAAGCCACTGGCGGCGACCTGTACGACGCCGAGTACGAAGGCGGCACCTGGATGGTGACGGCCACAGAGACTGCCGACACGCTGGACCAGTTCGTGGCGGCCAGCGAAGGCTGGAACGAACTGGGCTGCGTGCGTGAATGCCGCGTGGCTGGCCTGCGCTGCGTGTACTTCGGCGAGGTGCAGGCCCGCAAGGGTGACACGCGCCGCGAACTGACCGTGATCGACCTGGGTGACGTGCGCGTGGCCGTTGCTGCCGACGTGAGCGAGTGGGCGGAATGAGAGCCAAGGCCGAACCGAAGACCACCGGGCGGCCTGCGCTGCCGCCCGAGGAAAAGCTGCGGCCGGTTCCGGTGCGTCTGAACGACGCGCAGAAAGCGAAGCTGCAACGAATAGGCCACCAGCGGCTGCGGGACTGGATAGACCGGGTGAAGGAATGACGCCCAAAGTGGAGCTAATGGGCGCGGCGCTCCCAAGCTAAGATTAAAAAACCATGCCGTTCCGCGTCATTTTGAGCGGATAGTTTGGCACGAATACGGAGATACAAAGCATGATGAATAACTGGCGTCAAGTGACGGGAACAATTTTAGGTATGTCAATTGGAAACTTTGCATACCAGTATTTTTTCAAAGTTACGCCTAACTGGGGCGAGGCCATTAGTCAAAGCTGGGATCAAGCATTTGCGCTGCTCTTTGCATGGCTAACATGGCGGTGCCGCACTACACCGCGCGCAGCATAAAGTCGTCGGTATACACCGATGTGATGCGCCAGGAAGCGCCCTAACACAGCACTAAGCGGACCACAACAGCGGAGAAATGACATGACAGAAGCTATTAAGTGCTGCCCGTTTTGCGGTAGCCACGAGGTAAAAATTTGCCGCACCAACCACCACGCCTGCTGGGTGCGCTGCGAAGAGTGTGGCTGTGATGCAGAGAGTGACCCAACGCGCCCTGGTGCGATTGCCAACTGGAACCGCCGTTACCACGACGATGAACCGGCAACCGTGGTCGATGACGACGACGCCGAACAGGCAGCTTGATAGCAGAGTTTGACATGGCAAACAACATCCGAGGCATCACCGTGGAGTGTGTTGAGTGCGCTTGGCAGGGCGATGAAACCATGACAGACACGCGCTATTGCCCCAAGTGCGGCGGCGAGTGCTGGGAGCTGGTGGACATCTACGGCCCAAACGGGCTGCACCCAGACCCGGAGTGGAAGCAGTCGAACCCGCCGGAGGTGAGGTTCGGCGGAACGCCGTAACCTCCACCGGCTTGTTGGCGGAACAATCGAAAGGAGAGGTGAGTCATGTTCTACGCTGAACGAATCGAAGACTGCAAGATCGCGGAACGCGGCGTGTTCCTCTCGATGGAGGAGTTCCTGCCGTACCGCCGCGCCGGATGGTCCGGCACGGAAGCCACCGACAAGGCGGCTAATGCCATGATCGCGGCAGAGGACGCAGAAGCTGATACCGCTGCGCTCTACGGGTGTGCTTGTGCTGGATGTGAACGGCCAGCGCTTTGACTTGGAGTTGAGGCCGCATCCTAGAGATTGCCGCCGATGGCTTGCGTACCGCGACGGCAAGCCGTTTGAAAGTGGCGGGCTTGAGCGTATCTGGCGCAAGGTACAGGCAGAGCTAGTGCCGCTGCTTGGGGTGCGGAATCTGGCCTAGAGCCGCGCCGCTATCTGCGCCTCGTCTTCCCGAAAATACGTCTTGACCAACTGAGTCATGTCACGATGCCCCAAAATCTTGGCAAGCGTTAGCGGGTCTGTCTTGCGTGCCGTGAGCGTGGCAAAGGTAGCGCGAGCATCGTGAAACGTCAGGCCAGACACACCGGCTGCACGAGAGTAGCGCCGAAACAGGGTGTCGCGTGACTTCTCCGACATGGCCCACAAAGCGCCGTCTTTGCCGCCTTCGCCTTGCATTGCGGCCTTGATGATCTTCGCGGCCCGCTTGTAGATCGGCACGCGGCGAGCCCCGACAAGGCGAGAGGTCTTGTGAGATTCGAGCAGGATCACGCGCCGGTCAAGGTCGATGTCTGAGCGCTTCAGGCCCATGATTTCGCCAGCTCTCATGCCTGTTGTGAGTGCGATGAGGAACATGTACGCAAGCTCATGAATGGCCGAACATGGGACTAGGCCGGTTCTGTAGTGCATGTGACGCAAGACACACCGGATGTCCTGCCAGCGCCAAACCGTTTCACGCGGGCGATTCTGCCCAGGCATCCGCAGATTCGACCAAGGGTGTTGTCACCGCACCAGCCCCATTCCTTGCGGCCCACTGTCCAGACGTTGCGAAAGAGATTGATGTCGCGCTGCACTGAGCCTGGGGTGACTTCACGCAGGCGGGAATCGCGCCAAGCGGCGAGGTCGGATGACTTGACCTCTGAGAACTGCATAGCCGCGAGCTTGGGGAAGTCTCGCTTCATTGCCATCAAGCGCAGCGTTTCTTTGCCGTGTGTGGCTTTCAGTGCAGTGATTTCCAGGGCGTACCTATCGAGTGCATCGGCGAAAGTCTTCACCGGGTACTGCCCGCGCTGGCCTGCCCGAATCGCCGCCTCTTCGGCCTGCGCCCAATACGTTGCTTCAGCCTTTGTCGGTCGTGTCGCGCTTACGTCTGGATGCCCTTTGACCCTGACGATTGCCTGCCACGTTTTGCCGCGTTTCCTGATGTATGCCACCGTCTCTCACCCTGTCGCTTTCGTGTCGCTTTGCTGTCTCACCTGGGAGGTGACGATAAGCGACAAAAAGCGGTGTTAAGCGGTGTCTGATTAGGGGTGTTCAGCAGGTAAAAGCGGTGCAAAGCGGTGCTAAACTGTCTTATGTCTTGGTGCCGGAGAAAGGAGTCGGACTTATAGCAAAAGTGTATTAACGACAGGCACTTAGGCGCGTGATTGTGCTTGCTGTCGCTAATTTGTCGCTGCACAATAGAGGCTCATTAGGTGGCGGCGTGGATTGGACACGCTAGCGACGAAAGGAATCCAACTCAGCGGCGCAGGCGGTTGGTAGCAATATCGGGCGGGCCTTGCTGCGCACGCAGGCTACAACGATAAGCCGGAATCAAGCCCGGCACACCTGATGATGACCACCCCGGGAAAGTAGCGGGGGCCATCACGCATGCGCCCTACAGCGGTTCGACTCCCTGCGGCCCATAAGGCAAGACATGAGCGGTTGCAAACGCTCTATTGCTGGGTCGGTCGGGACTAGGGCGCAGTCGTGATGGTCAAACCCGAAAGGCGAAAGCCCTGACAACTTTTCCCGCGAAGTGTCCGGACACGACGGGCGGGGTGCTGTGCTGGATTCATGGCGGCCATCTTCAATTGATGAAAATCCAAAAGAAAGGACATGGAGCATGAACCAGCAAGACCTTAATGAACTGACCAAAGCGGCACAAGACCACGCCTATTCACTTGGACTAAAGCGAGGTCTAGCAGCGAAGGAACTGACTGACGCCAAGATTCTTGAGATTTCAGAGCCGTTTGGTGAGTTTCGGTTCGGAGATGCGCAAGGCCACAAACGCATTGATTTTGCGAGGGCGATCCTCGCTAACGCCAAGTAGGCCATGCAAGCTGTGAAACGCCGAGGCCCCAAGCCCAAGAGCCCGACCGGCCAGCCGATGAAGCGCAGGGTGATCCGCATGGATGATGCCGATTGGGCCGCTACAAAGGCCATTGGCACAGACATGGCGCGGGAGCTGATCCGCGAAGATGCGAAAAAGAAGGGGATCGTATGACTGAAGAGTATTTTGCTTACGTCAGTATTATGACTGAAGAGCAGCTTGAGTCGCTGATGCAATACGTTCGTGCCGTCGCTGCGAGAGAGGCCGTCATTGCAGCGGCCGGACACGCTGAAGGCGGCTACGAGCTTGCAGAACGCTCATGCGAGGACAATATGAGACGGCTGTTTCTGGGTGATGAAAAACTGGTCCAAGATTAAAGCTAATGACTTGGCAACCTATAGCGACAGCGCCAAGAGGCTTGGACAATGAGTTTCTTGGCTGGCAAGACGGCCTCATGGATAAAACATGGGTAGGCTGGGAAGATTACGGCAAGCCGGTTTACGTTCGCGCTGATTACCTTGAGTGGCATCCTACCCACTGGATGCCACTGCCACCACCGCCGGAATAGCTTATGACGCTACTAGCCAAGACACACCAAGAGCTTGCAAAAGATGCTCATGCGGCATATCAAAAGTCCCGTACTTCTGATGACATTGAAGATGCTCGAATCGCCTTCAAGATGATGAGTTTTGCTTACATCAGCGCAAGCAATCAACTAGACAAAGCGAAAATAGATATTGAAAAGCTCAAGTCAGGCCATGACGAGCGACTTGGGCCATACAACCGGAAGGGTTGAGTGTATGACGCACGAACTAGGGCCGCTGCCTAAGCATGACATGCTAGTCGAGTGCGCCCAAAACTACGTTGAAGTCTGGACTCAAAGCAAGTTGAGAGCCTACGCACTCGCAGAGGTTGAGAAGGCCGTGAAAGCTGATGCCGCTCGCCTTGATTGGCTTCAGTGGCAAGCGCGCACTTGCACTATTTACATGGACGGCCAGCATCCTTGGAACCTTGCAAACCACAAGCTGCGCAGCCTGCAAGGCCCAACATTGCGCGATGCGATTGACGCAGCGATGAAAGTTGGCAAATGACCGAACACACCGAACCAGAGCGCTGGAAAAGCGGAAACGAGTTCTTGCCATTCCACCGGCAAGCATCGCACATCGACCCGAGCTATAGAGACGGCTGGAACGCTTGTTTTGCCGAGGCCCAGAAGGCCATTGATGAGGCCGTGAAGGCAGAGCGTAAGCGGTGCGCTAGGATTGTTAGGTATCAAGGGACTAGGGAGACAAACACTGCGCAATACGGTGTGGATGGATTTTGGCCTGATCAGATTGCGCATAGGTGGGCAAAGAAAATTCAACGTATAAAATCCGAATGACTGAACACACCGAACCCGATCGCCTTCCTGTCGGCTGGCCATTCCCGCCCCACGGTCGCCCCGTACCACCTACCGCTGCACAGCTTGCGCAGGATCAGCGGGCAGAGCTTGAGGCGCTGGGGGAGGCGCTGTTTTGAGCCTTCCGCTCATCCCACACGCGCAGAAAATCGCGCTTGAGCCTCTCAGCCGCTTCCGGTCCTTCTTTGCGCGCCACGGCTGCGATGTACTCGCGCCGGTCAAACGTGCCGCGTAGCTTGCCCATCGTTTGGATGTGGTTGTGACGCTGTAGGCACTCGTCGCGCCACTCGGGCGAAGCGCTGGAGACTTGGCGACCGTCTATCATGGTGACGGTGTTATCAGTGCTTGGTGTGGTCATAGCGTCAACAATGCAGCCTCAGCGGCCCTGCGTGCAACAAGCCCAGGAAGAACGCGCCCGCCGCCTCTAACCCACTTAGCCAGCTCGTGCGGTACATCCTCCCAGCTATCGGAGTTGATCCGCTTGCGGAGCGTGCTTGAGCGCAAAGCCCCTAGTCCGAGGTTGTAAGAGAAGTCGGTGATTGCCGCCAACTGCTGCGCCGTTGTGATGCCAGGGCACAGCGCTAAGGTTTGCGGCATGTACTCTGTCATGACCTGATGCCGCGCCAGCATCCAAGCGTGATCAGATGTGATGGGCTTATCCCGCAGCGTCACCCGCCGCCCATCCAGATAGCGCAGACTGCCCAAGCCGATGGTGGGCACGCCAGCGGGGCAGATGTAGGGCCGCAGGTATAGACCCTCAAACCGCAGCAGCAGGGGCCGTAGCAGGCCCCAGGCTTCGGCCTGAATAGTCGCCCGTTCAGCGCCCAGTGGCATGGATGCGCCCGCCGACGAACAAGCCCAGGATGCCGCAGACGACCTCCAGCACTACTCCGCTCAGGACAACATGGGCCGGGGCAATGGCATTGCCGACAATCAGGATGATGGCCACCGTGGCAAGCAGCGGGCGAATCGACTGATTCCATGCGTCCACCCAGGCGATGCCGCTTTTCTGGCCGATCTGGCGAAGTGCCTCCAGCGTCATGGAGTTGGCGAATCCCCTGTCGTCCGCTTCAGCCTTAGCCTCGATGACCTGCACGCCCGCCGCCGCCTGGGCTGCAATCTCATCTTTGCGCCACTGTGCGCGCTGGGCTTCGTGCTCTTGGCTCAGGCGCAGCATTTCAAGCTCTTGCGCGTGCTCTTGCTTGGCTTTGAAGAAGCCCATGATCTCGCCGAAAAGCCAGCGAAAGGCCGTTCCTCCGATGAATGAAAGGATGCCGCTCATCTCGGAACCCCCCTGAAATCACGCGGCAGGATATGGACATACTCAAGATCACTCCGCGCCACCTCTTGCCGCACCGGGCTGCGCCGCTCAAGGATCAAGAATGACGCGATCCCAGCCCCCCACAAGAGGGTAGAGAACTCCCCCACAAATGGGGAGAAGACAGCCGCAGCCATGAGTGCGCCATGCTGAATCCTGACGCCGAAACGGGTTTCATGGTCCATCAGCCGCGCCCGACAGATCAGCGACCACACAACAGCGCCGGACAGTGCAAACTCAGTCATGAGTGCATAGGTCATACGGATGTCCTTCGCTCAATCAAGCGCCCGAGCAGGTCAACGGCCCACCGGCCAATATCGAGCCACTGATGCCCAATGGCTGAGATTGCAGCGGCAGCAGGCGCGACTAGCCAGCGATCCTCAATCTCAAGGCCAAAGCCCCTGCAAGCCGCAATCGCAGTCCCGGTAAAGAGCCACGACCCTACAACACACATGGCGATGTAGACAGCCGCTTCAACACGAGTTGAGTTACGCCAGCGCATCAGGCCGAAGTAGCCACCAAGGACGCCACCGGCAAAAACCACCAGATGCGGCGCGATAGCGTTAGCAATAGCAGCCCCAACAAAGATTGCCAGGACTGCGGCCACGGATGAGATGGGATCGCTAGTCATCTCGCCACCTCGCGACGGTGAATAGCGCCACGAAAGCCGATACCAAAGTCATCGGTACTCCCCAATTCTTAGAGCAAAGCTCATCGTCTGGGTTGAATGGCCACGGATCAAGCAGCCATGCCAACTCACAAGCCGAGGATGTCGCGGAGAAAACAACCACCGCCGCACACACTGCGGACAACCATTTGTCCCGTCCAAACCTTGCTAACCCGCAGCAAAGTACCGCGATCAAAGGCCACCTTAAGACGGCTCTAATTGATCCAGCCTCACCCGGCGCATAGTCCCTGAGCCACCACCAGAAAAACTCATGGAGACAAGCCAGGACAAGGACTAAAACGCCAAATTGACGAGGCTTCACTTCGGGTCAGGGTCTTTTGGGCCTGACTTTGGCATGCGCTTTGGGTCTGGTTCTTTGGGTCCAAACAGCTTGGCGGCGAGCCATTGTAAAAAGCGAATCATGTGAACCTCACAAAGTAGCGAACCAGTCAAACGAAGATGTACCAGTACCGCCAAAAGTTACTTGTGTCGGGCTGGCCGCAGCGACTCGGATTGTGTTGTTGTCCGACTTATTGACGACAAGCACCTTTGGCGTAGCAGGAAACCGCTTTGAAAATGTCACCGTGACATTTCCGCCAACAAGCGCAGACGATCCAGAAAGCTGGCAGATACCAGAGGAGTTTACCCCTGTCGTCGTGATCGGCAAATACTGCAAATGTGTAGCGTCGATCCCGACATGTGGGCATCTGTCGAAATCAATATCAAGGCCGGTAAGCCCTGTATTGACGCGGATTGAACCGATGGCAACGTAAGTGCCAAGACCCGCATTTCGGTAGATCATCGACACGCCGCCGAGATACCCGCTGTTGTTGTTACCGGCCACCAAAACGCAATTAGGGCTTGCGTAAGAGTTATCGAACGGGTCAACGACAGAGCCGCCGCAGATTGAAAACCCGATGTTGTCGGCTTCAATGATGTAGCCGTTACAGCTTGGATTGATGATGGTGTTAGCTGCAACCGAACATCCGATTGTTGCTTGAAGTCGAAGCGCTCCACTGACGGCACTCCCAGAAATCCCGTGACCTTCAATCGTGTTTCCGGTTACTGTGCATGTATCAGCGTACTCAGCGACAACACCAGCGTTCACCGCGCCGCCGATATAGATTCCGTAATTTACGCGGTACGTTGATTTAACTGTATTGCCTGACACGGTGCAATGCTTTGGCCCGAGCGTTTGGCTTCCAGATATAGAAGACGAGGTGACGTAAATCCCGGCTTGGCAGTTAAGAACGTTGTTGCCGACAATCGTGAATCCAATACCGCCGTGCGTGTCTATGCCTTGCCCATTCACACCTGAAGACACCACATTCTTGATTGTGTTGCCGATAACAGATATTCGATAGCTGCGCGGCTGTGCGGTTTCGCTCGGGTTGTCTTTGCGGTCAAAGAATGTCCCGTAAGCGTCACCGGAGAAGCCGGGGCCAATCGACTCGATGACGTTTCCAAACAACTCAAAGTCATTACAGGAAACACCGCAAACACCACCGTATGAGATGTTTTTAACACCTTCAGAGCAGCGGAAGTGCCCGCCGTTCAGATACGCACCGAAGAAACCATATTCACCCCAGCCGTCGATTTCGACATTCGATATTTCAGGACCAAGGACATACGTAGGCGCAGAAGGGCTGTTGTCAGTCCCAGAGGCCAGCATCGCGATAGAGTTGATCGTGTAGAGCGATGATCCATTACCGACCAGCTTACCGCCAGTCCATCGGCTTCGCACTGATGTTGAGCCTAAGAATGTCACGCCAATACAGTGAGCGGTCCATGTGAGCACAGCGCCTGATGCATCAATAGATGACCCAGCAGGTACGGTTAAAGCTGTTGACCCCATTGCAAACTCACCGACAAGGCGAACAGTCCGGCCGGCAGCGGCATTGAGTGCAGCTTGAACACCGGCAGCGCCGCCGCCGAAGTCGGCCGGTGTCACAACGATCTCACGCGCTTTGTCTTGAACCGTGCGAGCAACAGCACCGCCGCCAGATTGCAGGAACCCGACAAAAGCCGAGCCGAGTGAGCTTTTCAGGTAGGTGATGAATCCCTGAAGGGTCGTAAACAGCGATCCCGAAGAGCCATCATCTACCGTGAGCTGATCGGCTCGCGCCCCGTCAGTGATGCCGTCAGCGCTCCAAATAGTGACGCCAGCAGACGTCTGAAGAAGCATCGTGTATGAGCCAGAGCCTAGCCATACCTGAGCCTCTCCACGCGCATCAAGCACCACCGGGTTTGTATTGGCCGTGCCGAGCGTTGAACTCGTGTACGTGGCCTTGGGTGTGGTGGTGCCGCTTGCGTAGGTGTAGAGCAAGCCTCCAACAAGCGGATCGCCTGAGTTGTCGTCAGCCTTGAACCGGCCTGCTGTGAACTGAACTGGCATTTATGAGACCCCAAAAGAAAAGGCCCCACGGGTTAGGTGGGGCCTAGAATTGCTGGCAACTGCGAGAAGCCAACGGACAGGGAGAAGAGATTGAGTATTGACCCGATATGGCTAGGGACGTTTGTTGCGCTTATCATCCTCGCCGCCCTTCTCGGTGATGGGGGAGAGAAGTAGCGCATTCATTGGGACATTCGGACCGCCTGTGTTCGGTTGATTCAATCGAAGTGCGTTTGCGGGCGTCAATACTTGCCGCTGCTGTTGGCCTTGAATCGTCCCGCTGATCACATCACGCAAGCCAAGCGGAAGCTTCTGAGATACAGCGTCAAGCATCTCAAGGCCGCGCCCCAACAGTAGCGCGCCGGAATTGCTGTTGTTCACGGCTGATCCGGCTGGCTGGAATTGCATGTACTTCGCAGCCTCGCCGGTATCCTTGAGAATCCTGATTTCGTCGGCATTGAAGAACGCCGCCAACTTATCGTCACCAAGATCACGCAGAGCTTTTCTATACGCTTTATTGCCGAACGTGACCGCATCGTCGGTGCTGTTCGTGGCCGCATCGCGGAGATGCTTAACAAGGTAGTCGCGCACAACCTGGACGCCTTGCGGGTCAAGGTCTGAGCGCAACATGCGCACATCGCCAGCGCTGGCCTGCTTGCTCACAAGGAAGCGATTCAGGAATTGATCAGGCTCCGCGCCATCCATCACAGCTTTCAGTGCCGGGCTGCTTTCGACCCGGTTCATAAATTGCCGGTTTGCTGCGCGGGCAGCGTTGAATGCGTCGATAGACTGTTGACCTGCGTTAGCTGATCCGCTAGGCCCCTCAAGCCTTGGAACATTCTGTCCGACCATTCGGCGGCTAGCTATGTCTTGCATCGATGGAGCGCCTGCAAAGCTCTGCTGTTTAGCGACGGGGACTAGCGGCGCATCATCAAGCGCTTGGCGAACGATGCCCAGCGCCATCCGCGCCTGCCCGTCATTGGTTGCGCGCTGAATCTTGCCGATCTGGGTCTTCAGTTGCTCGGCAATCTCGACGGTCAGCGGGATTTCACCCGTCGCCACCTTGTTCATGGTGTTAGCTACTCCAGGCGGAAGAGCGCCGCCGATCATCGCATCATCAAGCAACTGATTGGCGCGAGAGGTGAACGCGTAACCATCAAGCGGCAGGCTCCGGCCTTTGGTGTCGCGGGCTGCGGAATAGAGGTTGTTGATCTCGCCCTTGTTGCGGTTGATCACACCCTCTAGCGCGTTCGTGACACGCGCCCCAGCATCCAACGGATTCAGTGCGTTAGGAGCCCCGAGGTTGTCGAGGTTCCCGAGAAGCGTGGCCGTGTTCTGGTTCTGAAGCATCGGCAGGCGCTGGAGGCTTTGGTCTGTGCTGTTCGCCGCCGTCTTGGCGAGGTTCATCTCTCGTGTGATTGCGCCGGGGTCTTGCGTCAGTTGGCCGACAGTAGGCTGCACGCCTGCGCGCTGCATCACAAGCAATCGGCGCAAGGCGTCAGGGCTCAACTCCGAACCATCGTTGATTGCCTTTGCCGCTTCAGCACGCATCGACTGGCGCACACGCTCAGGCACTTCGGCCCAATTGATGCCCTGACGCTGGAGTGTCAGCGCGATCTGCTGATCTGCGTTAACAAGCTTTGTCGCCTGCGGTGTCAGTGCGCTTTTCAGTGCGGCTGCGCCTTTGGTGCCGAGGTCGGCCATCTTGCCGCCAGCCAAACCACCACCCAAAGCGGCCAAGAACTGCTCAAGCGGCCCGCCTCCGGCTTCTTTGACAGCGCCACCGGACACACCAGCAGTGACAGCCGCTACAGCCTGCTTGCCAGGGCTTGCAGCGAGTTGATTGAACACGGCGCGAGTGGTGCCTATGGTGGCCTTAGCACCAGCACCCGCAAGGCCAGCCAAACCACCAGCGCCCGCAAGCATTCGTGTTGCATCACCGACGACACGCTCATTTGCACCGATTGGGGACGGCAATCCGACCTCATCAGCCAGATTGGTCGCCATTTGAGTCGCTGACAACGTAGCACGAGGATTGTCACCAGAGCCGATGTTTACGACTGCGCGGATTGGCTCGTGAAAGATGTCAGCCACGCCAGCCAAGCCCTCAAGGCCATATCGCGCCGTCAATCCGAACTGACGCCCCAACTCTCTAACGCCCTCGCCAGCCCTGACAGAAAGCGGCTTCTCAGTCTGCACCGACCTGGCCGCCACAATCGCATCAGCCAGCTTTTGCGCGGCCTGAGTGTCGCCAGCTCGATCCGCGTTTACAAGCGCGTCTTGCAGCTCTGCAATGGTCGCCATTACTTGCTCCGGTACTTGTTCACCAGTGCATCAACGTCACTGTCTGCGGCTGGCTTTCGTGGCCTTTTCGGTAGTTCTCGCCCACTTGGAACCTCAGCCATGATGCCTTGGATCGCAAGCTGACGATTCAAGGCTTTCTGCTCAATAACCTCATCAGAGTCGCCGATTTGCGGGAAATACTGCTTGTCTGCGCTGTCGAACTCAGAAGCAGCGATTGCCGCCCCAGACTCACGACGCAACACCGCATTGATGAAATCCCGCTTGGACTGTTCTACGCCTTGCTGGGCCGAAGATTGCGTGAAGTTGAATATCGATCCCAGAGCCCCACCAACAAGCGGCACAGACTCTACGGCGGTCTTTATGTTGCCGGGGCGGTTAACTCCAGACTCTGCGATGTCGCCAATAATCTTGTCCGCCTCTTGCATCCGGCTACCAAACAACAGCGCTTTAGATTGCGTGTCGTTCAGTGGCTTCTCCTTCGCCCCAATCGGCTTTCCGTCTTGATATGCCGGGATAACTTGCCCGGTTGCCTTGTTGACGATCACGCCGCGCTCAGGGTCATAAACGCTGGCATTTGCTCGACGTTGTTCTGCGATCGCCTCACGCGCCCGCGAATCGGTCATGTTCTGGCCGCGAATCTGAGTCGCCACCGTGGCCGCGTTGTCTGGGCTTTGGGTGTTGCGGGTTGAGTTGGCAACCTTGACAGTCCCAAGAACCTGGTTCTGAGCGAGTGTGTCGGTAGAACCGCCAGTGTTGCGCGTTGTGAATGAGGTCAACTGCTTGTCAGCATCGATAGAGTGACCTGCCGCCCACAGCTTGAACTGATCAGGCGTTTGTAGGTTTGCGATCTGCTGCCGATATGAGTCCATCGGCACGCCGAACATTTGTTCAATCTGACCGATTGCTGACTCTGCGGCTTCACGGCTTGGGTTAGAAAAGACGAAGCCCAAGCCCTTTTTGATTTCGCCGTGAATCTTGGTTGCCTGCTCGGCTTTGAGCTTGTCGGTCTCTGCTTTGGTCTTGCCAAGCGATGCTTGATCTTGCTGCGCCTTGAGTTGCGCCGCCTGCAAAGCGTCAGCCTGCTTCAGCGCACCCGGCAAGCCAGTAGCACGAAGGGCCGACATACGATCATCAGCCGTGGCGGTAGGTGCCAAGCCTGACAGCGTTCGGCGCACTGCTTGGTCGTCGTCAAACTCTTGTTGAGCCTGACGCATGAGAAGCGCGTTCTTGGCGCGCATGTCACGCGCTGCGGCCATTTGCTCACGCTGGGCCGCCAATGCGTTGTACTCGCCTGCGTACTCCATCGCAGACTTGGGAGGCCGAGCAAGAGCGTTATAGATTGATGCGTCCGCCATATCAGCCCCCAAACCCGCCAGTCAGTGCGCTCATGGCCTGACCCTGCCACTTGTTGAGCATGTTTGGATAAATTGATCCCTTCGCTAATGCTGCATTTGCCTGTGCGTCTCCGAACTGACTCAGTGCATTGCCTGAAACATTGGCGTATTGACTTCCAGCGCCCGCAATCGTCGAGGCTCCAACCTGACCAGCACCAGCCAGAGACAGAAGAGGGTTCAACTGCGCCGACCGGCCAGCCTGCAACCTGTTCCAAGCATCGTTGTACTTTGTCCCTGCGTAGTCTTGGGCGTAACGCTGACCTGCTTTGATAGCCGCGCCGCTGTTCCTCATGCCACGCGCCGCAAGCTGGTTGTTCAGCGCGTTCTGGCCTTGAGTCATGCCGAACTGATAACCCGGCTCCTGAGTCACATCACCGACCTCAACAGGCTTTCCGTACTGACCTTCAGGCCCAAGCATCCCCAGCAGCATTTCAAGCGACTTGTTGCGCGCCTGGAGTGCCGGGAGATTATCTTGACGGGTCGTGTCGTACATCTCCTTTTGCAAACCGATCTGCTTATCAGTCGCGGCAGATTGGGCAGACAACCCGCGATCAACAGCCTTTGACTGCTGATTCGCAGAGTAGATATCACCGATGAGAGACATACAAATTCCCTTGCTTCTCAAACCCTAGGCGGGTCACAAAATCAATACAGTCGGGCTCGCTATCAAGCACCCGCGTAGCTTTGCCGTATGACAAAGCCTCTTTGATCACCCCGCGAGTGATCCACCGACCGCGCCACTCTGGTATCACGCCGACATGAATCTCGCCAGCGCGCTGGAACAGTGCGCCGATGACTTCGGAATCCTTGCAGATGGCAATGACGCGGTAGCGCCGGCACACATCGTCATAAGCACCCCGCAGGGTAGGCACTCGCTCAGAGTACGCACGCCACCCCGCCTCCACCGCTTCAGCACGGCGGGCAGGGTCGAAGGTGATCACTGATCCAGCAGCCCAGATAGATGGTGGACAGTTACCTTGTTCGCAGTGCCAGCAAGCCCTTGGAGCTTGTCTCCTGACTTCAGTACTGGCACATCAACATCGACCACTTCACCAATTGCTAGAGTGCGCTGGAAGCAGCTATTCCCCACACCAGCCGAGCCACCGGACGGAACAGCGTAGAGCGTGACAGCCTGGGTCGATGTGTCGGTGTTGACCAAGCGAACACGGAAGTTAACGGTCTTGCTCGCAGGCGTTGCCGGTACGGTGTAGATGTCGCCAGCCGTGGCCGCAAGTTGGAGCGGCTCAAAGGCCTTGATTACGCTGAATGTCATCGAGTCACCATGCTGTATGTTTCCAAGTTCCGAAGCCTCGCGACCTCTTGAGATAGATTGGCCACGGACGATTGCAGACTGAGAATGATCGGGATCAGGTCATCGACCGTCAGCCCCTTGTCACGCGGAATTGAATGAGCAAAGTGAGCCAGCATCTCAGCAGAAATAGCGGTTTGCTTCGCCTCGTCCGCAGTGCTTGCCGCAGCGTCTGCTGCGTCTTTGGCCGCTGTGGCTGATGCGTCAATTTCTTTGATCGTCGGGGCTTTTGTCCCACCTACGCGGCTATTCAGTTGCTCTAACCATACCTGCCATTCCCGAGTGACGCGACCATCCTTGTCAACCAGCGGAACCCGATTTGGCTGCGCGTTCAGTTCAGACACATCAAACCTCGTTGATCACCACGGCCAACAGATTGCAGGCCACATCGTCAGTAACGCGGACATTCCACACGCGATCGCGCGCCGAGCCAAGCATTGCAGCCCGCGCCCGCGCCTTTGTCTGACCGATTGCACCTAGCGTGAGGTGCTTCCAATTCGACCAATTCGCGCCGCCGTCGTCCGAGTACCGCAGCATCAAACGGGCTTCCGATGAATCCGGCAAGCCTTCGCCAACATCGCAATCAAACTGTGCAGACCCAAACCGGATGCGCTTCAGCGTGTCGTTAGGTGTGTGAGGCGTGATCAGATCACGGCACATCACATCAGACCCGTACTTGTTGCTCAGAGGATCGAGCTGGTACAGCTTCCCGCTCGCATCGCCGACGATATTCAAGCCGTAGGCATATGCGTGGCACTCAGCACGCCAGCGAGACCATTGACCATTCCACTCGCCGCGCTCGTGCCATGAGTTAGCGGCTAGGTCATAGACCCACGTTGTCTCAAGACCCGGCACTTGCAGCAAGTAGAAGGATTGCCCCTCTTGGACGTACACAAACGCATAGGCCGAGGTCAGGTCAGGCAGCGCGGTTAACCGCTCCTCCAGCGCAAACGGGCTGATCCGAATGGGCTGGTACGCAGCCATCGAGAACACCACCGAAGCGCCGTTTTCATCCCGCCCCAGCCATACAGCTTGACCCGCCACTTTGCGCAGCGTGCGGCCAGAAACACAACCGACTTCAATGCTTGCGCCAGAGTTGCGAGAGAGAGGGAAATCAGGATCGCCGGAGGAGTACCAGACTTCTCCAGTGCGATCCTTCAGAATCAGCAGCTCGCGGTGCTTGACCAGCGCGCCGACAATCTCGCCGGGCGATCCTTCAGCAGTTGCGAAGTTCAGCGCGTCGAACTTGCTGAAATCCTGGTTGTCGCTCAGATAGAACTGAGCCGCGCCGGGTTCTGAAAATACACCCCAGCCGTCCAGATATTCCGCGCACACTGACCCGCGCCAATTATCGCTAATTTGTGCGAAAACACCAGTGTCCAGGTCGTACACAAACCCGTCGCCGCCAGAGACTACGCAAAGCTGCGTTTCGTTGCCCCGCATTGACACAGCTCCGGATGCCGTGACGTTGCCGAGGTGGGTTAGCGCGAAGGCCGACGACACGCGGTAAAGCCCACCACCGATCACAGCGTAAAGCACCCCGCGAGCTGTCATCAGGCCACGCACAGCACCCGAGCCCGTCGCTTTGAGCATCAAGCCTGGGCACTGCTTTAAGTAGCCTTGCGCGCCATCTTTACCGGCCCCACCCTCAATCGGCACTGGCATCCAGTTAACCACCCGGCGTGAGTCGGCCTTGATACTACGCAGGGCCGACGATGAACCGACGAGTTTCAGGTTAGGCATGTGCTAGAGGCTCAGAAATGGAAAAGCCCGCTGCGGGCGGGCTTGGGGTGTGGTGGCTACGGGTTGCTCTTATACCAGTCCGCAAAATCTTGATTGCTTAAAATATCCTGAACTTGATGGTCGGATATCGCGCCAGAGCGAATCAGGTCTTTGAGAATCTTGTATGCACTATCGCAATTTGCAGTTGCTACCTCAAGTTGAACCCTACAGTTGACGACAGCATCCATTGCCGCGTTTCTCTGTGCGCAAAGTTCTTTCACTAAAATTTGTGCTGACATCATGCTGCCCAAGTTGGAATGTATTGCTCAGACCCATTTAGGTTAACTTTGAGCCATTGTGACGGCCCTTGTCCTGTTGTTGCTCCAGGCTTATTTGTGGCAGTGAATGTTGCAGAGCTAGTACCAACACCAAACTGACCTGACCCGACAAACCTGATAATACCTGTTGATGCAAGCGAAAGACCGTTTGCGGTATTTACTGTTACTTGATTGGATTTGACTTGTAGCGCCGCTACACCGCCCTGCACTAAGCGGATTCCGCCAGATGCGTCGTAATCGATGTATGTTTGGGATGTTGCTTGCACGCCGTCAGGGTATGACGTAGCCAGAAGGTTTTGGCAATCAAGGTAAATTCTGTCATTTGCTTTAATGGCAACAGCAATTTTTTCCGAATCAAACACAGTCCCAACAAGATCGAGACCAATCCTAGCCTTACCGTTGCCTGAGAAATGGGCATCTATCTGTGCAGTGCCTTTTGACTGTGATAGGTATCCAGCCCAGAAAACATCGAGGCTGCCAGTGCTGACCGTTCTTGCAGAGTTAACAACCCAACCCACAGCAGCAACGTCATAACCGTTATCTTGCATCATGACTTCAAACGGGTTTAGATACACGCCAGCTTGACCCGCGCCAATATCACCGTTCAATAAAGACGCCGCTGGGTTTGCGAGGAAAGAAATAGCCCCAGCCTTTGCGCCAGTGACAAAAGCACTTGCGTTATATGCAACGGCATCGCCCTGACCAGCTTGGAATACCTTCACACGCGAGAAAGCAGCGGCAGTTCTCCCTTCGTTTGTTGTGGTTGAATGGTTATACCCACTTTGATTGAATAAGTATCCGTATATTGCATACGCTTCAGGGGTGTATTTGTAGCCGCTGGTTGGCTGCCCAAGCGTTGCTGCACCAGTTATCCGGTGCTCAATTGGAATGAATACCTTGGATAAGTCTCCATTGAATGCCGTCAAAACTGATGATTCATCACCAGCCGACGATGGTGCCGACGCTACATAAGAAACATTCGGCGCGTGCTTGTTGCTGCCCGTTTTGATCTGGCCTCTGCCTTGCGCCCTTACGTCTAAGGTCGAGTCTGCACCACTGTAGTAGTATGTACCTACTGGGATGTTAAAAAATCCACCATTAGCCGCTGTTTTAGCAGCAGATATTGCAGAAAAATTATCTGTAGTGCCGTCACCAATGCCACCAAACTCCGGGTCAGTCACCCACACCTCGCCATCGATCCGCGCCTGAGCCGTCGCCACATCTAACGGAACCGCTCCATCCTGGCTCAAGTTCACCTCAACGCTGCCAGCGTTGACCGTGATGACGACTTCTCGCACTTTGGAGTAGCCGCCGTAGTTGTACTTCTGTCTCGACGCAATGGCTTGTGTGACAGCCTCGCCAGCGATGGTGATTAAGCCGGAGGTGTTCTGGCCAGCGGTGATCGTGACCCAATCTTCTGGGCTGATGATGATTGGCGTCGTGCCGCGATTGAACGTTGCCATTACATGCCACCTGATAAAAATTGACCGATGCGCGAGCTAACTCGCTGGCTGTTGTCCATGTCTTGAACGACATGGTTCATTCGTGTGATTGCCCGATAGGCAAGGGCTTGTTGCTTGACGAGCGATGCGGACGGATCAAGCTGGAATTCAGGCGCGACCTCGACAGCAAGGGTCAAAGTCAACGCCCGCTTGTAGCCGTGGGGTAGCTCTTGCTCTGCGTTGGAATCTGCAAAGCTGTGCAGGTATCGAAGCACCGTCAAGTGAAGCTCGACGCTGCTAGACGCCAAGGGCCAGAAATAGACCTTGCCTGTTGGTAGACCTGCGTCATACCAGAGCAACTCCGGCCAGCTCGTGCCCATCGTCTTCAGGTTGACCGCGTCGTAATCGGCTTTGTCACCGACTGCGATAGAGCGATCAATGCCTTGAATCCGAGCGTAGGCAGACTCAATCCGAAAGGGCCGCTCTAGGTTGATCTGCTGGCCTGGGCCGATGGTCATGTACTGCGTCATAGCAGGCAGCGTCACAACCATCTCTTGATTGTTGACAGCCGCGCCAGAGGTAGCAGACCACGTATCAATGATGCCGTTCAGGCACTCAAGCGCGACTTCGGTTTGAATGGCCGAAGGCGTTTCTTCGGCGTCAATAGCGCCGATCCTGCGCAATGCAGGCTTGATGATCTCAAGTGCTTTGACGGCCATGTTTACTCCGCCGTCTTGCGTGGGCGTCCGCGTTTCTTGGGCGCTTCACCCTGAGCGGATTCGCTTTGTTCTTCGCCTTGATCGTCTACTTCATCAGACGATTCGGCAGGCGCAGACACAGCAGCGTTTGACTTCTCGCGGTTGAAAGGCAGGTAGCCAGATTCAGCAGCTTTCGCCTCTTCTTCCGCGCTATTGACCGTCACCGTGTCTGGGTCTGCATCCACAAGCAGCAAGCCGCCCTTGTAGAGTGCTTTGGGGTATTCGTGGCTCACGTGGCCTCCAAATGAAAAGGGGAGAGCCGAAGCCCTCCCCGTTACTCATCACTGCGCGATTCTGCAAGCGTGCAGCGAGCGCACTTTGCTCTGGCCCATCAGCACATCGATACGTGTGTTTTCGGTGTCGGTCAGGCCGTTACCGAAAGTCATCACACGGACAGAGATGCCGGAAGGTAGGCGGGCGGTGTAGCCCTCGCAAGAAGCCAGGACAGGCAGCGGAGCAAACGCCATCGTGAAGGCATCCTTGTGCCACATCAGGTTTTCCTTGTGAGATGCCGATGCGTAGAACGTGACCGCGCCGCCGTTGGTGGGCGAGGCGCTCACGGTCTGATTTGGCATAGCCGTATCGATGCTCGGGTAGATCGGCAGCGAAGCGGTAGAGCCAGAAGCAGTCACATCGGCAGTGATCACGAACTGACGCAAGGTGGTGTAAGCCACGCCGGTCAGCGGATGCACTTCAAGAGCCCCCGCCAGGGTCACAACTTCACCCTTCTTGAAGGTGTCGCCACTCGTGCAGCCCACGGTCAAGCTTGCGCCGGTCTGGTTTGCACCGGAGATAGTGACAGCGCCTGCGCGAGTGCCGACCACTTGGGTAGGCATGTTGACGCACTCGTACCAACCAGCGCCTGCGGCCTTGCCAATGGAGCCTTCGTAATACTGCTTCTCGATTTCCGTCACCGGGTTGAACAGCGCCTTGCTGCCGTCGATCAACTCGGGGCCGACTTCATCGGTGTAGAAGCAGTACCGCTGATCAGCAGGGGTCAAGCTGCGCTGCAGCTTGGCTCGGGCCAGGGCAAATGTCTTCATGCTTGTCGGAAGGGTGCCGACAGTGCCGACCTTGTTAGGGGTCGCTTGCACGGCGTTCTGAACAGCCCAGGCTTCGATATTCGCGGCCAAAGTGAGAATCTGCGGGCGCAAGATGCGATCGCGGAACTCGGTCACCTCAAGCAGCTTTTCTTTTGCCGTAAAGGTCAGTGGCACATGGCGCTGGGTGTCGAGCGAGAGGGTCTCGAACGATTCCACAAAGTCAGGGGCAGAACCGCCACCGGCAAAGGTTGCGCCGTCATAGACCACGCCAGTGGGCGGAATCTTGATGCGAACGGATGCGCCCTTTTTGTAACCGCTGATGTCTTCACCGAACTCGTCTTGACGAGCCTTGTTAACGTTGCGGATAAAAGGGCTGGCTTCTTCCAGCATAGCGGCAGCTTCACGAGCCACCATCGAATGGGTCAGAGTGATATTGGGCATGATTCAATCCTTATCGTTTGCGCCGCTGTGCGTACCATTCCGCATCGCTCATCTGAGCGTCCGGCTTTGCTACGCTTGCGCCCTTGGGTTTGACGGGTGCCAGCGGTGCGGGTGCTTTGGAAACCTTGGCCGACTTCATCTCGCGTTCAATCGCTTCGAGCTTTCGTCCAAGGCGTGCCGCCGATAGGCCACTGAGGCTCTCGGCGATGTCTGGGTTCTGCCCGAGGTAGGTCAGCAACTCATGCGGCTTGTCTGAGTCCAAGACGGCCTCAAGAAACGCGGTCGGCTTGCCGTCTTCATAGAAGGCGACTTCCTCGTTTACCGTGTTGCAAAGGTCATCGAACCCAGCCACAGCGCGGCCTTGCTCAAGTACAGAATTCACGCGGGCCTGCATCTCTCGCGTTTGCGCAATCTCTTGCGCTCGCTGAGTTGCAAGCCTGTCGATGTCTTCCGGCTTGATTTGCTGCTGTACTTCCTCGGGTTGCGTCCGCTGCTCAAACCGTGACACAAGCTCACGAAGCTGTCGGGCTTCGGCTTCTGCCTGGTATCGGGCTGCTGTGACGCGATCAATCCGGCGTTGCAGTCGTTTCAGCGTCTTGTCAGAGTCGTCCTTAGCGGTGTCCTCTTTCGGCTGCTGCTCTTCCTGATTGCTTTCCGGTGTCGTGACTTCCGGGGTTTCGACGTGTTCAGGCGCGACGATTTCCGACCCTGCGCCAGCGAGGTCGTTTGTTTCAGTGGTCATCTGTAGATGAGGCAAGCGGAAGAAGCGCCGCTAGTCGCTTTGGCTCGGGCAAGCCAGGAAACGGAAAAGCCCGCCATAGCGGGCCCTTGTTTTGTTTGCTTTGTTTACGGTTGCTGTGCCGGCAAATAGCCTTCCGCCACCATGTCAGACACATCTATCAACCTCAAAAACGCCCCGCCAAACTGTGGCAGCAGGGAAGTGCGCAGCAAAGGGCCGGGGGGGCCAAAGGCGTGCCGATCAAGAGGTCTGCGCTAGCTCTTCCGTCATCGCCAAGGTGCTCATAGATTGAACTCCAATCAGCCCAATACAAGGTCGGGTCTTGCGTGTGCTGATGCCACTGCTCGGGGCCAAAAGGTGCAGTGGCATATTCTGGGTCACTAGCAAGCCACTTTATACGCGACAAGAGATTAATCAGATCAAGAGCAACGCCCTGCAACTGGCTTAATGGAGGGTCAGTCTCGCAGGTAAATTGGATGACTCGCATAGTTTTATTCCATGATGATTTAGGTTAGGCCACAGCGATACCAAAATACTGCCCTTGGTTTCTTTCGAGTGCCTGTCTTGTAGCTGTAGACAATGCAGTTTTTGTTATCGCCATCTCTGACAAGTAAACTGGGAAACTTGGCCGAACCCCCGGCTTAAACCCGAACAGGGTTACTGTTGCAGCCCCTCCGTTGCCTGAATCGTTGCCCCCGTTCCAAACTTGTCCCCCATTAACCCACGCTTTATTGCCTTTGGTTGTGGAAAACGCTGTAGATACTACGGTCAATACTGAGAACTGGAAGCTACCAGCAGATCCTGTAAAGAAGGCTCGGTCTTGCATTGCGTAAAAAGCACCGCCAGATGCATTTCCAATACCATGACCATAAGACCCAGGCGAGTCGTTTGAAATAATGGAGTGCGAGATAGCCCCATCAGCCCTTGCGACAAGGCTAACGAAATTCTCGGCCAAAGTTCCCACCGTACTACCAAGTAGTGTCCCGGTGGTACACGTCATGTATTGATTCGCGTTCTGCGAAACAATGGCAGGGCGGCCGTTTTGGGTAACAAGCACGCCAGCAATAACAATCAGGGGTTGGTTTGTTGGTGTAGGCTGGGTAAAGTGGTTACCCAAGCCAGATGTATCGTACAAAATCGAAACATACACTGATCCGCTTTGGGCGAATGTCATTAGCGCTGCAGTATCGGCTTCACCGTTGGCAGTGAATCCGATCACTGCATAAGCATTATCAACAGACCGGCGCACATGCAGCCACTCCGATGCAGCAACACGCCCACGGCGTCCGTAGAATCCAACAGCGTCGATACTCAGCTCGTCGAGTACACCAAACGGGTTACGTCCAACATTCAATCCCAGATTGAAGCCTGCCCCGTCAATGCGCAAAGTCATTACACGCCTTCAGCGTAGTAAACAGTTCCGCTGCCTGAGGCTGTGATGAAAGCGAGCCTCTCGCCATCTTTAACTCCTGTCAGGCGGTATTGAGCACCAGCCACCAGCAAAACGCCGCCATTAGTGCCGCCCGTCGTTGGGACAACTGCGGTCGGATTCGCGCCACGGGTCACAAAGCACTCAACATCAGACTTAACGACAACATTGCCGCCGCCGAGCGTTACGCTTTGTGCGCTTGTGGTGCTGACAGCCATAGCGCGGCCAGTCGCACCAGACGGCACAGACAGAGAGATAAGCATCGTCATTCTTGAGCCCCTTCAGGCGTAAAAAAACCCGCCTGAGCGGGTTGGTTGTCTTGCTGTCCTATAGCCTCTAGCGGCTCATCAGGCTCCATCATTTCAGGAATTTCGCTTGGGTCGTACTCCATGCCTCCGCCAATCGGGTCAGCGTCAGGCAAACCGGCCATTCCTTGTGTGGTGTGTTCAAGCTCTTCGTTACCTTGCAAGGGTTCGCGCGCCATCATCTGTGCAATCACTTGCTCAACCATTGGGGCGACTTGCTCAACCGTGATTGCAGGCTGCAAAGCCTTGAGGCGATCAGTCTCGGCCTTGTAGCTGTCGTTCTCGATCTTTGCAGACTCAGCCAGATACTTGAGCGTCATCTCACGATCAGCAGATTGATACTCTTGCAGCTTCTGAGAGGCCATATCCATAGCCTGCTGCATCTGCTGCATTTGCTGCTCAAGCAGCTGAATTTGCATCTTGGCTCGAGGCGGGATGTCGTCCTCTTCGTTCTCCATCGCTTGCACTTGAGGCGGAGCCATAGCCAGCAGCAAGCGGGCGATGCGGTCAGACTCCGGCATGTCCTTCATGCGCGCCCACATCGGGCCTAGGATCGGTGCAAGCTGCGGTTGAGCTTGGATCATGTCGGCCAACTGCTGCGCCGTCTCTTCGCGAACCGATGTGTAAGACGGGCCAGCCTTGACGCGAACGTCATACTCGCCAATGTTTGGATTGATCGCAATGACCTTACCCTTCTCGTCCTTCTTAACCGGCTCGACCATGTTCGGGTCGATCTTGACCGTATCGCGCTGACCATCTACGCCAAGAATGTGCTTGATGCGCTTGGTGTCGTAAATGCGCGGGATCATGTCCAGCACGACGCGAGCTAGCTGCTCAATTGCGCGACCCAAGTTGTCGATGAAATGGAATGTCGCGGTGTCGCCTTCCATCTGACGCGCACGGATCGCACGGCCTGAAGTCTCGTTTCCCTGCTGGCCCAAGTTGGCCTTATACATGCCAACCGATGCTTCCATTTCTTGGGTCGCGAATTGCGCCATCTGCGCATACGCTCCAGGCATTGCAGGCGGAGCCAAGCGAGATGGGGCAGGAATCGGGTTGCCGTTGTCATCAAAGGCGTTGTAAGGGAGGTGCGTCGGATTGCCCTTGTTGAGCTTGCGCCACTGATCCTCATAACCCTCGATCCCTTCAGCCGGGACGATGAACGGCGCTTTTGGCTGACTGGCCAAGAACTCAGCCATTGCCGACATTTGGAAATTGTGCAGGCGCTGTCCGTCCATCAAGCGACGAGTCAAACCGCACAAATAGCGCTTGCCTTCAACCCACAATTCATAGCCGACCACAGGCACAAGCGGCAGGTACTTGGAGGGGAAGACAGTCTCCTCCAGCACCTCGGAACCAGTCATCTTGACCCAACGCACACGCGGGCATTCGGCCTGCATCGTGGCGATGATCTGAGGCTGATAGCCAAGACCTTCGGCGAGCTTCCAATACTCCTCCTCAGTGGACTTTTGCTCGTTGCCATCTTCGTCGATGTATGTGATTCTGTTCTCAGTGTATGTCTCGCGCTCGAAGTACTCACACAGAGTCACGAAGCCATCAGAACTCCACGTATCACCAGCAGGCACGACCGCGGCCTTCGGGTATTGCTGCTTAAACACCTTCTCATGAACACGGGTTTCGATGTAGCCCCAATCAGCATCGCGCCCATCGACTTCTGTCGAGTTGGGGTCAAGGCCAGCCGCTGTCGGGTCGATCACGCGACCGATTTCAATCTCTTGTTCGTTCGTGGCTTTGTCAACCACCTTTGGGCGAACAATGAGCCAATTCAAACCACACCGGGCCGTGTACTCAATAGCGGTGTCGTAAGCATGAGAAGCGCGTGAGCGGTACTCAATATGCCGAATCATCCCACTCAAAATTTCCGCAGCTTTGGGGTCAGCCTTGTTGTCAACGCCGATAACTTGGATGCCAGGATTGTTCTGCCTTGCGTCGTTGGCCACTTGGGAGATGAATTGGTTTGTCCGGTCAAGCGTCAGAGTCGGGCGACCATCGCGCAGCTTTGAATCGTCCTGCCGCCATTGCTCAGGGTTCGCCGGATTGGAAAAACGCAAATCTTCCCTTATGCGCTCGTGCTGATCGCGGGCGATGTCTTTCGCCTCTTCGATCCGCGCCTTTGCGCGTTGGAATAGATTGTCTTTTGCCATGTCTTATGCCATTGCGGCCTGAAAAGCTTTTGCCATGTCTGCGGGCGGCTCAATGCAAGAAGGAAGCATCTCAGGAGCAGTGCAATCAGAAACATTGATGCCGAATGACTTAAGGTCTTCATTTAAAGCATGGATTGCACTGGATACATCATCTGGAGATCCAATGGGCTTGTGATGCTGCCGCTTTTTAAAGTACGAGACTTTTATTTCTTTCGGTAGAAGCGTGTCGATGCGCACAAGCGGCGCACCAATTCCGCAATCAATCGCCATCATCCGAATGTGTCCTATTTTCATTAGCTGCTCATCCAAGAGCCCGAAGGCTCGTCTAGATTGACCTTTGTTCGCTTCTTGTCAGTGTTAGTCAACTGGTCAGCACACAGCGCCAGATACCGGAAAGCATCCGCGCCGTGACTGAACTTATCATGTATAGGTGATCCAGCCTCGCCGGTCTTCTGCCCAATGTTGCGCCGGTAGCGCTTCAGACACTCGACCAAGCGAGCGGCTTTTTCCTTGTCTAACCAAACCCTGTCGAACACCTCGCGGGCCGCTTTAATGCCGCCCTCAATGTCCATGTTTGGAGTGCGTGAGACTTTCCAGCCCATCGCCTTCATCATCTCTTCCGCACTCTTGCCGGTCTTGTAGTCCTTGCTGAAGCCGTCGTGAGGTAGCCAAACGCTGCCCCAGTTGTACGGCTTGGCCTTTAGCATGTCCGAGTAGTCCGACAGCTTCTTGTGGCTGTCCTCGATGTAGTCCACCACCCTCAACTCTGATGCAGACCGCTGCACCATGATGATGGACATTGCATCATTCCAGCCCAAGTCGAACACCACATGTGTTCTCAGCAGCTTGTCAGGCGATACCCGTGTGATCCGCCCTTCGTCCTGAGCCTTCGACACTTCATCGAAGTAAATCGCGCCATCGACCGCAGGCATGCATTTGCCTTCCCAAATGTGCGCGTACTTTTCGGCCTTCATCGTGGCTTGCGCGTGTGCCCGTTCAGTCTCTAGCACAGCAGGGAAGAATGGGTTGTCGCTGTAGTTCATCTCAACCACCGTCGCATCTGGCGGCGGAATGGCGATGAACCTCTGATAAGTCTCGTCGCTGTCCAACTGTGGATTCAACGTGATCCAAATCTCAGACCCAGGCTTGCGAATCGTCGGAATCAGAACGTCCCAACTCTTGCCGCTCACTGACTGAGCTTCTTCAACCCACACACGATCACAACCCTCAAATGACTTGATCGAGTCAACCGTGTGCTGCTGCAAGCCAGCAAATAGAAACACGCTGCCGTTCTTGCCGCGTATCTCGCTTTCAAGCACCTCATAGAAGCCGGATAGACCCATCGCTTCCACCTGATCACTCAACAGTGCGTGGACCGATTCTTTTAGGCTTTTCTGCACCTCACGAGTGCAAAGTACACGGAGTTTCTGACTAGCAGCCTGAATCAGCAGCGCACGGGCAACACCCCAAGACTTTCCAGACCCTCGCCCACCGTGATAGACCTTGTACCGGCACGGCCGAAACAGTGGCTTCAGCTTTGCCGGAAACTCGATATTCACTTGAAGCTGATGGTCAGATGATGCCGCAGCGGGTTATTCGGGTCGCCCTGAACCTGCATCGGCAACACTTTTCCAACCAGCCCCAGAAATGCCGACGCCGTGCGCGGGTCTAGGGCTCGCTGCGTCAAGTAGTCAACACCACCAGCGTCACCAAGCGCCTCAAGGATCATTTCCTTGACTTCGCGCGTCATTTTGTTGGGGATGCCCTTGCGTGACCCGCCCTTTGCAGGCGGCTTTCGCTTGCTGGCACTTTTGGTCACTGTGTCCATATCGCTCGCCTTTCGGCTCTCATGCTGGAAAGCGCCAGCAAGTCGCAGAAACGAAAACGCCCGCATGTCAGACCGTGCGGGCGCAATTACTCGGGGGTTATTCAATCACTGTTTTTCGTATGTGTCAATAGGCCAGCTTGCGGCCAATACCTGAGTGCTTTGTGTGGTTGTTGACATCACACGCAATGCGTGCATAATAGAGCCCATGGACAGCAGCAAGTTGTCCACCGCCCCGGCGGCTCCGGGTCTAGAAGTGAAGCAACATCATGACCGCAAAGCAAGCATTCTCCGGCCTTTCATTTGACGACGCCGAAATGGTGTCGTCTCATTTAAACGAGTGGGCAGCCCGCCCGCTCGTTGAGCGCTTGGCGCTCGGGCAGCCCGAGTTCGGGCAGCTCACGGGCTCAGCAGGTCCTTATTGGACCTGCTGGACAGGGCTTGCGCCCTGTGACGCGCACAGCGCGTACAGCAGCGAGGAGGCGCTGCTGTATTAATCCGACCCCTGAGCAAATCAGGGCCGCCCGCCAAGCTGCGGACCTTTCCCAAACCGCCGCCGCTGCGCTCATTTACAAGACGCTGCGAGGTTGGCAAGAATGGGAAGCCGGAAACAGGCGAATGGACCCAGCTTTCTGGGAGCTTTTCAAGCTTAAGACGGCTAAATGATCCCCGACTTACTCAGCGCACAAGCCAGCATTGAGCGAGCCTCACCGATACGCGCCTGCATGTCCTCGGCTGAGATGCGTGGAGTGCGGAAGACAGATGCGCCGATAGCCAGATTGCGGGCGTTGCACTGAATTGCCGCGAGGTGCTGGCCCTCTAGCGTGCCGTGAATGAGTGTGTCCAGACCGATCATCATGCGTCCCTCAATATCGGTGTCTAGCGCGCCGTTGGTGTCGTCGTACTGCTTTGATGTGCGGTATCCACGGCAGGAGGGGCACTCGGTTGGGTAGCCACCATCAATCGGCGGCCTGTCGCACCAGCGATGCCAGCGGGCTAAGAGATCGTCAATGATCCGTGCGGTTTCGTCTGTCATGCTCTCTCCTTCTCTAGCCGTCAGTTTGTGTAGCTCTCTTCAGATTTTTGTATTACCTCGTGCAAGGCATCTACAAGAAACTCGTTCCAGGATTGATCATTCCCGCTGCATTCACCAACTTCGACAAGCACCTGAAAGAAAGCATACGCAAGAGGAATCCCATTGATGGTGCGGTCAAATGGCTCTTTGGAATCACAAGCACTGAGCAATGATGAGGACTTGATGCGAGCGACCAGAATCGCAATTTCACTCTCTTGTTTTGCAAGATCATCCATGTTTTGCCTTCTCCATGCGTTGAAGCCTTTTACTCATCACCACCTTGAACCGCGCCAAATACTCGCGGCTGAACCTCTTTGACTTTGGCTGACTGTCTAGCCATTCGATGCGCTCTCGGTCATACCCCGGCTTTGAGAGAAGCCCTTGTATGTAGCCCTCACGGTTTCCGCCCTTGAACCAGTTGCACTGAGCGCAGGACTTGTGAATATTCCAAAGGTGGAATTGCAGCGAAGAACAGCCGCCGTGTGAGCGGTAGTGCGACCCGTGCCACTGGCCACCGTAGTTCGGGCCGACATGGCATGAGATGCACCCATCGTTTCGGTCACGGATTCGCGCCATCTTCTGCACGATCTTGCGGCAATCCTCTTCGAGCTGGCTGATGTTCTTTAGCTGCTTCCGCTTCGCCTTGTCGGCCTTGCGCTCTGCGGCCTGGGCTTGCTTGGCCTTCTTGTCTGCTGCCCGCTTGACTATCTCGTAAGCGCAGGCAGGCCCGCAAACTGTCTGCATCGGGTTGCGCGGAATGAACTCATCCCGGCACACCTTGCATTTCTTAGCCTTCAGCGTTGGGGCTCGCATACTTCTTCAGGCCAATCACGACCGAGAGAGGTTTTCGACCATTTGATTTGCTGCTTATCGCCGAATAAATGCGCAAGCTCTATAACATGCGACATTTCACGGATTGTCATATCGCTGGTTGATTTCCCACGCCCGACTATTATAAACCCGTTGCCTTCCATATTGGGAAACATTTCTTGCCCATCAATATGACCAGTGAAATAATCTTTCCATCCTGTTGGTGTCATTCTTCTACCATCTGGCCATGTGACTTGAATCGATAAATCAGTAAGGCAGCTCCACATCAAAGAGTTCTGCTCAATAGTTCGCGTGTCGGATTTTGCTGTTACTGTTATCAGCTTACCCGCCATCAACACAGGCTTGATGTCTTGCCATAGCTGGGTGAAGGCTTTGTATCCTCGCTGCGCGTCAAGGAGCTTGATCGTCAGCTTCACGCTAACGCCTCCAGCTTATCAACCTGCCCACGCACAATTCGCGCCTTCACTTCTTCGATGCACTTCATCAAATATCCCTCGGTGCAATCGTCGCTCTGCAATTGCGCGTCGTGAATCTCAAGCATTTCGCGGACGAGTTGAATCTCCTGCCCGGTGAACAGCCATTTACCGCGCTGCTCGTGCCTTGCACCCATCGTGACGATTGATCTTTGAGCTGCGCGAATATGCGGAATGAACTCGCGGCCTAGGCCGGCCTCAGCCATAACCAGCGCCACATTTGCGGCGTTCACCAAATCATTGGCGTGAAACTCTTCGCCATTTCCTTTTGTGATAGCGTTGAAGCTAGCCCAATTGCGCAGGCTTAAAGCGGTTTGCTGGCTGTCTTCGAGCTTGTCGGTGCTTGCCAATGCCTGAGCACGCATCAAGACTTGATTCAGAATCATCGCCGGATTGACAAGGCGCGGCCGGTACTTCTTCGCAGGCTTTTTGTTCTTGCTCATGCTGCCATCCCCATTGAAAAGATTGACGCCTGTTTTATAACTGGTTGCCTTCCTGATGAGTACATATGCCGCCCGCTTGAAATCTTGGTGATTGTTGCCTCGTTGATATTCAGCGCTGCGGCAATGTCTTTTCTGAGCATCCCAGATGCAATAGCATGTTCCACTGCGCGCACTCGTTCAAGCGGGATCATCTGCTTCATGCAGCTTTTGATATTGGCCTTGATGCGAGTCGGCTGGTTTTTGAATTTGCCAGATTCAGACAAGAAAGCGCCCGCCTCTTTCTTCGTCCCGCATTTCATGTGGGCTGGGTTGCAGCACAGCTTGGTATTGCAGCAGCGATAGACGACTTGGCCTTTCTCGGCTTTGCGTCCGCTGGCAATCCATGCCGCCCGACCGGCGGGCATTTGCTTTCGCGTCTCCTTCGTCCCATCCGGGCTGTAGTGCAGGTATGCAACCTCTGATCCCCGAATCACCGTGATTCCGCCACCCCAATCCCAGCACTTCGAGTCCTGGTCTATCCTGCAACGCTGGCGTATGTCTTCCAGTGTTTTGATTCCGCTCATGCTTGCTCTCCCGTTTTTGTTCTTGCTGGTGCCGTCAATGGCAGGCCCAAGGCTTCGCGCCACGCATCGCGCTGGAATTTGGTCAGCCCAGTGCCGTTGATCTCACGGTTGCGCAGTCGATATGCCCACTCTCGCTGGTCCTGCTGCGCTTCGATGACGGGCTTGATAAGGGCTAGGCGTTGATCTGCGCTCATGCCCTACCCTTTCCTTGCTCGTACCGCTTCACTGCCTCAGCTTGTTTCGCCTTGAGCGCATCGGTGCGCGTGTCAATGCGCAGTGGTTCTTGCTGGTCGAAGTCGATGGGGGAGGCGATTTCCGCCTTAATCTGCAACAGGCGCTCTCTGATGTGTGGCGGGCACCCGTGTGCCTGGGTAAGCTCCAAAAGTCCAGCCACGGGGCCGCTGGGTGCCTCCAATAGCGTGTTGGAAACGCGACCGAGCGCCACAGCCTCGCTAATCACTGCGTTCCTTGTCTTTGGGTCAAAGCCAAGCGATACCGACCAAGACAGCGGCTCGCGTGCTGCACGCGCTTTTTCCACGGCTGATTCGTAGGCTGCCTTGAAAGCCATCCGAGCGCCCACCTTGTCGCCAATGTCAAGCACCGGCTTGGCGATGCCCCAGGCGTGCGCAATCTCAGCGGTCCATACGACCGTCTGCATTTCGTCGATGCACTTCAGGGCCAGTGCCCACGCCTCGTCAGACTCGGGCCGTCCGTCTTTGGCGGCGATGCCTTCGATCTGGCCGATGATGTCGGCGGGCGTTGGCACGAACCGCCCATTCTTTGGGTCGCTCACGTGAGCATCGAATCCGGCCCGCACGGCTGCAATGTCAAACCGAGCCAAGGCGCGGAAGAAGAGCGCCGTGTTTTGAGCGTTCGGGGTGTATGCCCCACGGCTCAACAAGCTGCACACGCCATCCAGCATTGACGAAAACTCGTCGAAGTCTTCCCTACGCATCGATCACTTCCCCCTGTTCGCCAAACAACAACCGCTTCGCCTCGTCATTCCGTACCGCTGGTGGTGGCGGAGGTGGTTTTGTTTTCAGGTTGTCCTTGAGGTCAAACAAGCCAGTCCAACCCATCGCGATTGACTGCATAACAACCGCTTGCTGATCAGACCCATAGCGAGCCATCTGCGCCTGAGCGGCTTCGACAGATACCGGCTTGATCGATTTTTTGATCTTGCTGCGATATGCGACCCATCGATCCCATGCAACTGGATCAAGACCTTCAGGCGGAACGGGAGGGCAAGCGATAGCTTGCGAGCGCTCGCGCTCTTTCTTACTTGGTTGATTGGTTGATTGGTTGATTGGTTGATGGTTAGTTGAATTTCGTTGGGCTTCTGTTGCAACGGAATTCAACGGCTGTTCAACGGCTGTTGATTCGCCGTTGAGCGCCCGTTGCCTTTTCAGCCTTTTTGCCTCCGCTGAGGCCTTACCGGCTAGTGCCTTCTGACTTGTGTTGGCGTGATAGGCCTCAATCTCTGCTTCGCATCGGTCGTGATACCAGCCTGTTGGCGTTTCAATGAAAAACTCGTTCAACACCTGTTGAACAGCCGTTGCTTCTTCGTTGGAACGGGCGACAACACGCCTACACAGTGCGGCCATGTCCAAAGTAAGGCGCTGCTCGGTGTCGTAATACAGGTCGATCAAGTCGCGGTAAACACTGCGCTCAAGGCGACTAAGGTGTCTTGTTGCCTTGTCGAAGTCGCCAATGTGGTGCGGGTAATGCTTCATTCCGCGACCACCTCCCAAACACGCTCCCAGCGCTCCGAGTTGGATCGCTCCATGCGCTCAGTTGGACGGGCGAGGTTCAGGCGCTCAAGCTCGCTGAGCCTCCTACAAACTTGGACGCCATCCAGCTTGACGCGTGCCGCGATGCGGTCTTTACCGGCTGGGCCGTTGGCGTTCAGGTCGGCCAGGATCAGCCGCTTGTGGCGCTCGCGCAGGCTTGCGGCCATGTCAGCAGCTTGGTGAATTGAGATCGGGTCGCTGTTTCTGACGATTGCGATGTTCATTTCTCAATCTCCTTCGCGCAGTCCGCGCAGATGTATGTACGCCCCCACTTCTTGAGGAACTTCAGACGCCTGCCAAGAGTCGGCTTAGGCTTTGCGCAGTGGGGGCAGCGCCAAGCGCTTAAGTGGCCAACACCAGCAAAGCGCTGCACGCCGGTCAGGTCTGGGCCTTTTTGTGTGGCGGTGTCGCTCATGTGTCGATCCTGTCTGCAACTTCTCGTGAGCATTTGCGGACAGCAACGCCCCAAAGAATCCGCTCAATGTCATTGCAGCTAGGAGGGGCCTCAATATCACGGCAAACAGTCGCGCACTTGCTGCGCTCCGCCTCCTCGACAAGCGCCGCGAATCGCTCAAGCTGCTGCACTACGCCAGGGTGAGGCTCGACCCAAGGAGCGCACATTTGAGCCTTGCGAGCCAGCTCGACAACTTCTGCTCTTTTCATTCGTGCGCCCCCCTTCCATCCGTGCCGTCGATGTCGATTGACCAGTGACGCCAAATAATTCTTTTTTCTGAATCCAGACGCTTTGCAATACGTCCAGCATCCGCTTTTGAGTCGCTTGCAATAGCAATCCATGACCAAGATGCGCCGTTCCACCACCTGTAATAGCCAAGTGTCCCGTGGGTAGAAGCAGGCCACCACCCAACAGCAGGAGGCGGGCCGCTGAACCATTGGGGGGCGGTCATGATTCACCCCCAATACCGTGAGCTCGCTCGATCAACCGGGCGAATAAATACAGGTCAGACGTCTCCCTGTTGTCGATAGCTTTTCTCAATATCTGAACAGACTGATAACGCAGCTTGTCGATCTGCTCATCAGTCAGAGGCTCGCGCTTGATTGGCTGGTGGAACAACATCTCCAATCTGTCGATCCGATGGGCTATATGTGACCCGTCACTCACAGCAAGCATTTCAATCTCTGATCTAATACGATCAAGTCTGCATTGCGCAGCCACCGTCTGTGATACACAAGCCACGCCGTTATTGTGATCGGCTTGGTTTTCCGGTTTTGCGTGTGATATGTGCGGATGCTCATACAGTGGAATCGCGCCCTCGTCCGTTTCGGCGCAGTCAGTCCAGCCGAATGGCTCAGGCCGGAAGTAGCCGAATGGTTCAACCATTTTGTTGGCGTCAACAATATGGCTGTGAGGCTGGGGGGCGGCATAGAGAGGCGTCCCGACATTCGGCATTTCAGAATTAGGATCAAGCCGCACATGGAAACCACGGCAGCCGTGTACCGCTGTCTCAACCACACCGACTAGCTTTGATTGGCTCATTGCTTGGCCCCCTTGGCCCACTTCACAGCGTCCTTGTGCGCGTCAGCACGCACCAGCCAATCGAACGCAGGCAGGTAGGCGTAGTACCGGCCATTGACAACAGCCCCGCCCGAGTAGCGCGCCACGCTGAATTGCGTTTTGCTCACATGCGGGTACACGATGTCGGTTTGATCGCCCAGGCCGATGGCTTTGAGTGCCTCGACCAAAGACTCGCGGGTTGCAAAGTGGGTCATCATTGTTTATCACCAATCAGAGCCAGCAGCTCGTCACTCGCAACACGCCTAATGTCTGCGCCGCTGTCTATAAGTAGCCTTGCGGCAATCCACCTTACAGCTCTGAGCCTTCGCTCTGCTGCAAGGGCTATATTATTTTGCAAGTTTTGCTCACTTTCGGGAGGGTCTGTGTGTGATGTCATAGGCCGAATTCGACCCCAAGACTAAGATCGCTGCAATTAGGGTTTCCCCTAGTGCAAAAAACACCCGACAGGCCGAAAATACACGACATGGCAGCGCGACGGCTTCAACGAAGCGGCGACTGACGGGGGTAGCGGAATGACTGACACAACGGCAAAGATTGCGCAGTTCAAGAAGATGCGCGATTCTGAGATTGAGGCTGACATCAATGCTGGCGTGACTGACGCCACGATGAGGGGTTGGGCGACATACGCGACTCGGGTTGAGTTGCATTGCCAAGCAACGGCATCGCGCCTTGCATCTGCTGAGAAGCGACTCAAGAAGATCGCGGACGCCGACGCAACAAGCAAGCTCGATCCCGACTGCGTGTTCGGCCACACCTACAACGATGTGGAGTACCAGACCACGGCTGACAGTGACGACTACGTGAGCGTGTTTGTCGGTGGCGTCGATGTGACTGACGTTATCGGCGACCGGTTCAAGTCGGTGGCTGAGTCGGCCCACTTCTGGGCTGCTGAGAACGCCGGGCGCGAGTCGCACGAACAGGCGCGGATTGATCGCTTCATTGAGCGCCGCGATGCGCTGATGGACTCGCTTGGCTTCCCTTCGATTCGGGGGCAAGCATGACCTCCTACACCTTCAAGCGCGTGCATCAAACGCGCTTCTACCTCGTGTCATCTGTTGTTGAGAGGTTCGCCGCTGTGGTGGATGACTTCGGAAACCTCGTGCATGTTGATTTGGAGGCTGTATGAGCAAGCAACCGGAGGAGGCGCTCAGGCTGGCTGATGCGCTTGATCGGGATCGATTCGATGAGCCGCATGGGGCAGCCGCAGAGCTTCGCCGCCTTCATGCTGTGAATGGTGGACTGCTGGAGGCGCTGAAGTCAATTGAATCCATGTACGACTATAAGGCATCTATCGGTGAGCTTACTTCTCGCCTCTATGAGGCTTGCTGCATTTCCCGCGCAGCCATCAACAAAGCGGGGGATGTGAAGTGAACCACATCAAAACAGAAGCCGAGTATCAGCGCTTGCAGCGCGAGCAGTGCGACCCGCCTCTGACGTTGGGAAACCTTGCCTTGGCAATCGTCATCGTTGCAGCTTGGCTTGGCCTGACTGCGTTGTTGGAGGGGTCGCTGTGAGCTATACGCCGGGGCTTTGGGGAATTGAGTGGGGAACGTGTATATCAGTAGCTGGAATAGCTCAAGTGCCGCAGACAGCAGATGGCACCCATACGGCAAACGCCCGCCTCATAGCAGCAGCACCTGAGTTGCTGGAGGCGCTGCAAACAAGCCGCGCACAGTGGATTCACAGCGTCAATGCGGAGCAATGCCTTTCCGCCATCGCTAAAGCAACCGGTGATCAAGCATGACCGACTTTGAACCCTGGGACTTGCCCCACATGAGCAACGCGCCCAACGACTCCGGCATGTGTCAGGCGGAAGGTTTCGGCTGTGTAGTTGACGGTCGGCCAGTGGCTGAGATGGCCTGCGTGGAGCCGGAGCCTGAGCCGGGATTCTGGCAAGCGCTGTTCGACTTCCTGGCCGCACCGAAGTTCACCCCGTAACCGTTCCGCCCCTTCGCCATCCCTTAACTTTTTGGGTCGGCTGCAAACCACGGCGGAGGGGCACCCAATCAAGGATAGATCGTGACACGAATCCAGCAACTTCGCTATGAGTACCGCGCAAGCCGCCTCGACGGGTTCAACCCGTTTGCGTCAGCAGTTCGCGCTGTGTCCCTTGCACTTCAACCTACACCATTTTGGTCATGGACAAAATCGCATCCGCACTCGTCAAGGCTCAAAAGGGCTTTGCACCAGCTCTCAAGAGCAGCACAAACCCGCACTTCAAAAGCAAGTACGCCGACTTGGCCGCTTGTGTTGAAGCTGTGATTGACGCACTGAATGAAAACGGGATCGCGCTGATTCAGAAGCAGCACCCAAGCGAAGGTGGTGTGTCTGTTGAAACGGTGTTCGTCCACGAATCCGGCGAAACCTTGAGTGCTGGCATATTGTCTTTGCCTGCGTCGAAGCAAGACCCGCAAGGATACGGATCGGCCCTTACCTACGCCCGCCGCTATTCACTAATGGCCGCGTGTGGCATTGCTACAGAGGATGACGATGGGAACTCCGCGAAACCTTGGCCAAACAGGACGAAGGTCATGAAGATCACCAACTCGATAAAAGACCATCTTGCGAATGATCGTGAGCTTGGCGCTTTGCAAGAGTGGGAAATTGCCCGCGAGGATGACGATATGGCCCGCTCCGTGTGGGCCGGTCTTTCGACTCCTGAACGCGACAAGCTTCGCCAACTTAGCAAGCAAACGGCCTGACAGTTTTACGGGCGCTGCTAGTCCGCAACCTCCTCCCAAACCGCTCGCAAGAGCTTGCTAGCAGCAGCAGAGATGCAGCCCTTTTTATTCGTAACGATTGAATTGAGGCGGGCACAACGGCCCGCACGAACGCCAGGTTAAGCGGCCCGCCGTAGGCGGGTCGCGCTTGAACCGACAGTTCGGCCTCACTGGTGGCCGACAAACCAACCGCCCGCATGGGCACAACTGGAGAACGACGATGACCAAGGTGAATGTGCAACTGGGCGACAAGGCCCGCGACACCGTGAGCGGCTTTGCTGGCGTGTGCGTGGCCCGCACCGAGTGGCTGAACGGCTGCTGGCGCATGACGCTGCAACCGCAGGCGCTGGACAAGGACGGCAAGC